TTTCGAGAACGCAAGATCAGAGGGATATTCATCTGACAGAAGTAAGAAGACTAAAGATACTCTTGCAAAACATGATAAGAGAATGATTAACAAGTCTAGAGAATCTATCAAGAAGTACGGCAAGAAGGAAGATCAAGAAGTTGAAGAAGCTTGCTGGGATTCTCATAAACAAGTAGGCATGAAGAAGAAGAACGGTAAACAAGTTCCAAATTGTGTGCCTAAAGAAGATGTCAACGAAGCATTCGAAGCAATGTTATCCGAGAGAAGTCCCGCAGACATGATAAAAGATAAGATGGGCAAAGTTGTACACAAGAAAGCTTACACACATGCACTAAAGACTCTTATGGATTTACTAGATCGTAAGAAGAAAGAAGCTAAAGGCAAAGGTATGAGGCATGATGTTGCATACTATGCCGCACAAATTGCTAGAACCTATCCTAATTTCATTAGAGATAAAGTGTTAGCGTCTATGTTGCCAAAAAGCTACATGCGAGAAGAGGGCGGTGCTGGTGATCAATCTACAGACAAAGTAACTAAACGTTACAAGAAAGACACTCCTGGTGAAAGCGTAAACGAAGCATTCGAGGCTATGTTCAGTGAAGAAGTAACGCAGAAGCAGTTGAATGACTTAGAAAAGTTTGGTGATCGCCTACTTGCTAAATACGGTATTGACATCGAATTCACTCGACACTTCGCTGATCGTATGAATGATGCACGTAACAAGCCAGCTATTACTGTAGCAGAGTTACAGAAAGTATTTAAGAAGATCGCTAAAAGAAAAGCAAAAGAGATCAGACAGAACCCTGACAGTGAAGCAGTGTTGAAAGACATGCAAGCTGATTTGAATCTGCCTATCGTTATAAACTATGACAAGAAGAAAGACGAATACGAAGTGGTTAACAAGACCATCATGCGTAAGAAGAACTTCGGTACTAGCGATAAAGTGATTGAAGTATGAAGAAGTTTAAATCATACATCTCTGAGTTAAAAGTTGAGATACCATCCATGACACTTGGTATCAGTAGAGATAAGATGCCTCAAGTCAAGTCTAAAGACTACGATGAGTTGATTAAGCATCTAAATAAGAATGGTGTACGTGTGACGAAGAAATCTGTTAAGGCTAGTACGTTAAAAGCTACACAGAAAGACTTCAACGTAGACAAAATTGTCGGAGCTATTTCCAAGATTAAAACCATTGGTACAGCAAAGCCACTCATAGTGAGTTCAGATAATTATATTATCGATGGGCATCACAGATGGCTAGCGGCAAAGAATGTAGGTGACAGCATATCTATTATGCAGTCTAACGTTAAAGTGAAAGAACTATTGAAGCACGTTTACAGTTTCCCGAAAACTTTCGCAAAAGGAATAAATGAATAATGTTTTGGAAAAAGAAAAATAAAATGGATAAGATACTAACTAAAGATATGCTTGCCGCAATGATACCTGGTAATGATAAGGTGGATATGTGGTTTGAAGCAATCGAAGAAGTCTTCCCTAAGTATGAAATTAATACAATGGAAAGAGTTGCGGGCTTTATCTCGCAGTGTGCCCACGAGTCAAATAACTTTAGGTCTCTTGAAGAGAATCTGAACTACAGCGAAGATGCTCTCGGAAGAGTATTTGGTCGTTACTTTGGCACTGGTGGTACAAAGAGAAATGCCGCAGAATACGCACGTAACCCTAAGATGATTGCTAACTATGTCTATATGGATGAGTTCCGCAAATACAAAATGGGTAACGTAAAAGAAGGAGACGGTTGGTTGTTTAGAGGTCGTGGACTGAAGCAACTTACTGGTCGTGAGAACTATACCAAATTCGGTAAGTCGATTGATATGACAGCAGAAGATGCCGCTGAATATGTTTCTACTGAAAAGGGCGCTATTGAAAGTGCTTGCTGGTTCTGGAGCAACAAGAAATTGAATGCTATTGCAGACACAGGTAACGTAAAGAAATTGACTAAAGTTATTAACGGTGGAGATATTGGTCTAGCAGACCGTACTTCTCGTTATGAAAGTGCAATAGAAATACTGGGTGGTAAAGTAAGTAAGAAGTCACCTAACTGGGGAGCATCTAAAACAACTACAGCGCATGTAACAATATCAGTAGGCGACAACAATGATACTGTTAAAGCAGTTCAGCTTAAACTAGGTCTAACAGGTGATGGAATATTTGGACCAGGTACTAAAAGAGCCATAAAAGCGTATCAAGCAAAAAATGGTTTAACCGCTGACGGCATTGCCGGTCCAGCCACACTCAAAAAACTATTAGGATAGAACGATGAAAACATTCAGCAAATTTGTTTTAGAAGAGAAAGACCCAAGCGAGTATGATAACGAAGGTAGAATGGCAGAAGGCCAACTTACCACTATTATCGATGCCGCTGAAGACTTAATTGACATGATCGAAGATGAAGATAATCTTCCTGAATGGTGTCAAAGCAAAATCACTAAAGCTACAGACTATATAGATTCCGTTAGGGATTACATGAAGTCTGACAAGCGTGATGATGCTAATGAGTCTTTTGAATTTGCTTTTGGTGAGAGTGCTGATGAAGTCATTTCGTAATTACATAAAAGAAGATTGCAATTGCGAAGAACTCGTTCTAGAAGAGAGTGAGTATGAAGGACGTAAGGTTACGCTGAATGACCCTTTTCGTCTTCCTACTGGCTCAAAGAAAAAATTTGGAGTTTATGTCAATAATGAAAAAGGCAATGTTGTTAAGGTAACCTTTGGTGATCCTAACATGGAAATAAAGCGAGACGATCCAGGTCGCCGTGCTTCGTTTCGTGCCCGTCATGGATGTGATACTCCTGGTCCAAAGTGGAAAGCCAAGTACTGGTCGTGCTATCAATGGCGTGCTGGATCTAAGGTAGATAACTGATAAATAGTATTAACAATCAAATAAAGGAGAAACATAATGTTTAAAAAAGCGAAAGATATAACCCCACTGCACCCAGGTATGGCAGATGCTATGGGCGCACAACTAGCCAAACAAGGGTTTAAATCACCTGAAGCACCTGCTGTTGTAGAAGAGCCTGCTGTTGAAGTGTCACCAGAGCCAATCGAAGAAGCGACAGATGGACATAAAGACAGACATGCTGATAAAAAAGACGGTGATAAGAAGAAGCCAGTAGTGACAGACGTTACTCCTGAGATCGGCTTAATCGGCGATAAAGACAAGGCTGCAAAGTCTGTAATGACTGCTGTTAAAGGCGCATCTAAGGCTACAGAAATTAAAGCAAGCTACGAATCTACAGAGCATAGCGATGAGATGACTGAAGCGACTATCACTGTAAAAGATTTCACTGGTAAAGCACCAGCTGGTATCAAGATGAAGAAGCTTGGCTCTTCAAGCTTTGGCGGTGATGACGTAGAGATGTCTGGTCCAGATGCAAAACTCATTGCATACGCAAAGAAGAGTCTTGGTTGTGATGCTAAGTGTAAAACAATCGCAGACGTTCAAAAGTCTATAAGCGAAATGTACGAGAGTAAGTGCTCCAGCGAAGACGTTGCTGAAGATAACACTAACAAGAAATCTGATGATGGCGAAGGATTGGACAAAGTTCAGCCTAAAGCTGTTAAGAAGAAGTTCGTCAACCGTCTAGATAAAGATATCGACAACGATGGCGACACTGATGACTCGGATGAATATTTGCACCGTCGCCGTAAAGCCGTAGCCAAAGCACTGGAGGATTAATAGTGACTGACAATATGCAAGAAAAGTTTGATCCAGCGGATCACGATCTAGTAGCCACTGATAAGGATAAAGCATCAGCTAAGTTGAATATTGTCATGCAGTTGCGTAAGGCAATGGATGTCAGAGGTAATATGGCTATTACCTTTGCTGACGGTAAGAAGCAGAAGATCCCAATGAACATCATGAAGATCGCTTTGGACAAGTTTGCTGGTGTACGTAAGCCAGCTTCCAAACAGAAGATGCAGGATGCTATGGGCAAATCATACAAAGACATGATCATGACACTTAAGACTTTCAAAGAAGAAGTTGAACTAGACGAAGCTGCCCAAGCAACATGGGAAGTTACAGTTGCTAAGGGAATCAATAAGCTAAAGAAGGGTCAGACTGTTAAAGTTAAAGCTCGTAATACAGCAGAAGCTTTGACCAAAGGCGCTAAAGCTTTAGGTGATCCAATGGCAAATAAAGGTCCAACAGGAACTCTTACAGTCAAAAAGTTGAATGAGTCTAATCTTGATGAGTATGGCTATCAGGACACGTTGTCTGCTAACGTAGATAAAGTAAAAATCCAGAAGCAGATCGATCAAGCTGAGAAGTACATGAAGACCTTCTTTGGTAACACATCTTCAGTTAAAATGAAGAAAGTTGCTATCCAGAAGAAAATCGAAAAACTTAAGGCACAGCTAAAAGAAGAGAATAGTCTTGATCACGAGATGATCATGGTAGAAGCCATGAAGCATAAGATGGTCAAAGGTGTTGCTCATATTAGCAAAGCAAACTTCCGTAAGACGCACAATGACTTTAAAGGCACTGCAAAGGGCAAAGAAAGTCTTCTAGTATTTGATCCTAAGAGAGGCACTATCTCTGTCCCAGTACATTTTACTGAAGAAGTAGAATTAGACGAAGGCAGGATGAAAGAACTTCATGGCTATATCAGCAAAGGTAAGACTGCTGAGTGGATTGCTAAGAAGATGGGCTTCGATGTTAAAGATATTCAATCTTTAATGGATGAAGAAGTCGATCTAGAAGAAGGGTTCTCTCCTAGAGAAGTTAAGATGGCAATTGGTGTTGCATCAGATAAGAGATATGCTGGTGGTAACATGACAGGTGCTATTAACGCTATTGAGAAGATCAAGAAGGGTTTGTCTGATCAACCACAAGTTAAAGCTGTTCTTAAAAGACAGAACGAATCACTTGACGAAGCAAAGGAATTAACGTATACTGTAGTTCATGCTAAGAAAGGTAAATTGGTTGTGAAAGCTACTACGTCATACGATGCCGCAATGAAGGGTGCTAAACAGTGGAAATTAAAGTCTACTGCTGGGATTGATTCACATCTCATGAAAGAAGAGTACCTAACAGCAAAGAAGGCATCTGTTAAGCAACAAAAAGCAGTCAAAGCATTGACTAAGCTTGCTCTAGGTGGTAAGAATCCTGGAGTTGGATACACATCATCAGTTGCTAGTAATGGCGACTATGTTGTATATGACGGTGGAATGCGTATCATGGGTCGTCTTGCAAAAGGCAAATTCAAAGATCCTTTGAGTGAAGCAGTAAAGCCTGGCATATGTGAAGATTGTGGTTGCGAAATTGCAAACCCAGATCCAGCATGTAATTGTCAGACACACGCACACGATGAAAAAATGAACGAGTCTATTGATTTAGACGAAGCACCTAGTTATAAGCTATATCACAACACATTTTCAGCGGCAGTGCAAGAAGCTATTGCAGTTGCTAAGAAGAAAGGTTTTGATGTAGATGAAGATGATTGGTCTAATAAAGTAGCAACAGGACCTAGAAAGCCAGGCAAAGACAAGACTAATAGCTATTCTATTAAATTGTTAAAGAATGGTAAGGCTGTTAAGCAACTCTTACAGATACAAGTCTATAACATGGGCGCAAAATACGAACTGAACTGTTACGTACAGTAAATTTTTATAAATACTACTAAGTAAAATATCCATTTAATAAGGAGAAAGAAAATGGCATTATGGGGAACAGTAGATACTTTGGCAGCAACGCCGAATGTATATACAAAAACGACAATTTTTGATGCAACAAGCACCGCAGTGGTAATTGCCGCATCAAATACAATTAAACTAACAGCACACGGTTACTTAACAGGTGATGCAGTTGTATATAACGATGCAGGTGGAACCGTTATCGGTGGCTTGACAGATGCGGCTACCGTATTCGTTAACCGAGTCGATGGCGACACTATTAAGTTATACACAACTAAAGCACATGCGGTAACTGGCCATGCATCAAACGGACTGAAAAGTATTAGTGGTGTCGGTGTAGGTGCAGGACATAACTTTGTTAAAGTGCCAGATGATTTGTACTTCGTTGATACAACGGAAGCAACTCAAGCGGCTAACACAGTTAAGGGAATGAAAACTCCTGGTTGGAACAGGTACTCTACTAAGACAGTACCAGCAACAGTATTATCTTTTGATTCTACTGCTGTATCTCTAACCGATAACGTTGTTTTCGTTGGTAATCAACAAGTACTAATTAACGGCACATCAGTGGTTTACTCTAGAGGCGGTCAAACAATCGTAACTGGTTTAACAGACAACGCCGCAGTGTTTGTACATAACGTTGGTGCTGGCATGATTAAGCTATACGATACAAGCGCACGAGCTATTACTGGTGGAGCAACAGGTCTTAAGAACTTATCTGTCGTAGGTGTAGGATCACACACGCTTACAGCTTCAGACTCAGTAGTACGTGACGTTGTTGAATCAATTGTACCAATGAAGGTATCAGCCGCAACTGCTGGCGATGTCGGTGTTGACGGTACAGATGATGCATTGTTGTATGATAGAACAGTCAAAATTACAACTCAGCCTACGCAAGCTTCAGCAACAGTTAACTTAGCTGGCGATGCTAACATCGTTCTAGCTGTAGTTGCTACAGCACTACCTGGTAACACAGGACTAGCGTATCAGTGGCAAGAAGATGGCTCGAACATCTCTGCAAGTGGTATTTACACCAACGTAACAACTGCTACTATGACTATCACTGGAACCACTAATAACTTAGCTGGTAAAGTGTATCGTTGTGTAGTAAGTGCTACAGCGGCAGTCGATCTAGCTTCTAGCGGCGTAACAGCAACACAGTCTTAATAATAGACTGACTGAAAATATGACGTTGATTGGGGTTTAATCTCTCCAATCAACGTTAATATTTTAGTTATAAATATATTTGAGAGCAGAGACTTGCTCTTCATTGTATTAAACTAAAGGTGAATAAAATATGAAACTTGAGGAAGATAGCTTTTTGCTCTATGCGGCTAAGTATTATGATATACGAATGGCGGCAAGTGCTGACGAATTCTATGACGATCTAAAACGATTTCAACATTTGAAGAGATTGTTTAAAAGGTATGAGGAAGATGACGATCTTAAGGTAAGATTGATTATCAACCATTTGACGGTAATTTTTAATTGTTTCGGCAAAGAAGCTACACCAATGTTATTCTTCAAACTAGAAGACTATCATAGATCACTCAAGCCTTTTGTTATTATGTTGGGTTATATGCCTGACCTTATAGAATACGGAACTAACAAAATAATCAGTTCAGAGATACCTCTGGACAATCATATTATAAAAGAGTTAAGAGCATTATGATAGTTGACCTATTTTTAGTCTTTCAGTTTATTAAGCGTTTAAGTACTCCGTTCGTGGAATGGAAGGCATACAAGCTTGGTATCATTGACGAAAGTGGCAAGCAACTAATCAAACGTACAAAGTTTACTACAAGAGAGCAGAAGGATGCATTCGGCATCTTTGATATAATGATTATGAAACTCAAGAGATTGCTAGAGAAGGTACCTGGTGGTAAATCCAGAATCGGCTCATATGCGGCTGCCTTATATCTTATCAAAGAACATGATGAGATAGTAGATCAAGGAGAAATTCTCACGGAAGAGCAACTTGAGGTTAAACTAAACCTTTACATGGAACAAGTAAGTTCTAAAGACCCACAGATGGTCAACCCAGATATGGATGCATTATTCGAAGCTATGTGGGACGAAGATGCACCAGCAAACAGCGCAGGCAGCGGTAACATTGCAGGCATTGGAGTTGGATCAGACGGAGAACCTGGCAGGTTGCCGAAGTTCCAGAAGAAAAAAAAGAGTAGCGTATTGAAGAGATTCAAAGACACTATTCCAACCACACCTAAAGGTTAAGTACTAGAATGGCACAAGACGATTTAAACCTAGTCCGTACGGACGTGGAAATACTCAAGAAGGACGTAACCAACATTCAAGGTCTGATGACAAGGTTGGATTTAGCTATAGATAAAATCGCTGATTCCTCAAATGGCATTGCTTCAATCCTTGCTGTGCATGAAGCTAAACACGTAGCGACTGCCTCAGAAATTATTGAACGTACCCGAGTAGAAGAAAAGGCTGTTGATTTACTACACTCTCGTATAACCTCTAAGGAACTTGAGTGGAAGCAGTTGATGGACGATCAACATGACGAACTAATGTTATTCCTCAAAGATCACGATAGTCGTAGCTATGTCGTACTCGACAAGCTGTCTGAGAGAGTCGCATCACTAGAACTCTGGAAATGGGCTGTAGTTGGCGGTGCTTGGGCTATCGGTGTTATGATCGGTTTCGAGTCTGAGATATTAATGGAGTTTTTGACAAAATAAGACTTGACATCCAGCTCCATCCGTGTATAATAGACTTAACAGTTGAATTACTACATCGGAGTTGTTATGAATGTTACAGACTTAAAGTTTACTGGTATCTTATCTACAAGACTTGATAGATTCGCAGTAAAGGCTAGTGCTCCTTATAGAGCGAACTTCAGATGTCCAATCTGCGGTGATTCCCAAAAGAACAAGACTAAAGCTAGAGGCTGGATTCTAGAGAAAGAGAATTCGGCCATTTACTATTGCCATAACTGTAACGCATCTCATAGCTTGCGTAACTTTTTGAAATTCTATGACCACAATTTATACAATGAATATATAATAGATACAGCGATGGACAGAGAGAAGAAGCGGGAACTATACAGTACCAAACCTGCTCCCATTAAGCCGTTAGATAAGTTGCAGATGAAAGCTCCAAACTTTCGTAAGAAGGGCTCACCTCTGCTGAAAATTAAGAAAGTGTCTCAGTTACATCATGACCACTCGGTCAAGATTTATTTGCAGAGACGGCTAATCCCAGCTTCGGTTCAGTATAAATTATACTATGCTCCTAAGTTTAATGAGTGGGTAAACTCTATCATTCCAGGTAAACTTCCTGTTATGGTTAAAGATAGACCTAGACTTATTATGCCCTTTATAGACAAAGGTGGTAATGTATTCGGATTTAATGCTCGTTCACTGGGTAGTGAGCCATTACGCTATATAACTATAATGATTGATGATTCTATGCCAAAGATGTTTGGTCTGAATGATGTTGACTTTACGAAGAAGTATTATGTAGTTGAAGGACCTATAGACAGTCTCTTCTTGAACAATGCTGTTGCTATGGCAGGTGCAGACGGTAATGCAAGTGGACTAAATAACACTGAGAACGCTGTATTCATATTTGACAATGAGCCTCGAAACAAAGAGATCGTTGCTCGTATGGAGAAGTGTATTGATAAAGGATATAAAGTTTGCATTTGGCCAGAGAAACTACTTGACAATGACATCAATGATATGATATTATCTAATATGAATCAAGCTGATTTAGAGTTGATCATAGACAACAACACGTTCCACGGATTGGATGGTAAACTACAACTCAGCTACTGGAGAAAATGTTAATGAATAAAGAAGAATTAGTAAAGAGCCTCGGAAAGAAATTTAAGTATAGATATGATACTGAGCAATATGCGTCAAGAGATGCTTGGTTCATAATGAGAGAAGAGACAGCTAAAGGTAAGTTAGAAGGTGACTGTGAAGACTTCGCACTTACTCTACTTTGGCACATCTCAGGAGAGAGTTATGTGAAGTTCTGGTGGAACCTCATATCACGTAAGGCAAAGATATGCTATTGTTATATTGACACAACAGATCGTGGTCATGCTGTGTTGAGATATGATGGCGATCAGTATGCTGACAACATTCAAAAGAAGTTTGTTAGTAAAAGAGAAATGGAAAACAAAAAATACGTATTCTCAAGATGGATGTTTTTACCTAGCACTGTAGCTATAAAACTTCTCATGGGAAAATTTATTAAATCTAGATTATAAGGAAACACTAGAAGATGAAAGCAAAATTGATTGGTCATACACAGCCTGTACCCTACGCTGTCGGTGAAATAGAAGATGGGTTAAAGAACATAGAGGACCTTATTGCGTACTGTGCTAAGGTATCTAATCCGCAAGGACAGATGAACTTAGCAACTAGCGAGAAGCTACTGAAGTATTTGGTAAAACATAAACATTGGAGTCCATTCGAGATGGCATCTGCCACTATTGAAGTAGAGACTACACGTGATATTGCTCGACAGTTTCTACGTCACAGGTCTTTCTCGTTTCAGGAGTTTTCTCAGCGATACGCTGATCCAGAAGCTATGGATAACTCGTTTGTCATTCGTGAAGCTAGACTACAAGATCCAGTAAACAGACAGAACTCGATTGAATGCGATGATGATGAGATTTCGAAGATGTGGATAATGAAACAGCAGATGATCATTCATGAATCTAAACTCGCTTACAAGTGGGCTATAGATAATGGCATCGCAAAAGAGCAAGCAAGATCAGTCTTACCTGAGGGTAATACAATATCTCGTTTGTACGCTAATGGCACTATTAGATCATGGATTCACTATGTAGAATTGCGATCTGGACACGGTACCCAAAAAGAACACATGGAACTTGCAAGAGAAATTGGCATGGCAGTGTCACGCATTTTTCCAATGATTAAACAATATATCAATAATTAGGATTTGCAGGACTGACTGTCAGGCATGATGGTCCGTCCTGTTTATATATGAAACAGGAAGATCAAATGATACAAGTTAATAAGCGAAACGGCACTAAAGAAACACTCGATATTGAAAAGTTACACAAGGTTGTATTTCACGCATGTGAAGGCATCACTGGTGTTAGCCCTAGTGAAGTGGAGATTAAGAGTCAAATACAATTCTATAATGGAATGACTTCAAAAGAAATACAGGAAACTCTTATTAAGGCAGCCGCGGATCTTATTAGCGAAGAGACTCCTAACTACCAGTACGTTGGTGGAAGGCTTATAAACTATTCACTACGTAAAGAAGTATATGGTAGATACACACCATGTCCAGTTATTGAGTTAGTTGAGCGTAATACAACTAATGGATTCTATGATGAAGAGTTGATTACAAAATACAACCTTGAAGAGTGGGCAAAGATTGATACCTTCGTTAAGCATGAGAGAGATGAAAATCTTACTTATGTGGCTATGGAACAATTACGTGGTAAATATCTAGTACAAAACAGAGTAAGTGGAGATATCTTCGAAACTCCTCAGATGTGTTATATTCTTATAGCATGTTCTTTGTTTCAAGATTACCCAGTCTATACACGAATGAGTTGGATCAAAGAGTATTATGATGCTATTAGTTTGCATGATATTAGTCTACCCACTCCCGTTATGGCAGGTGTAAGAACACCGCAGAGACAGTTTAGTAGTTGTGTTCTTATTGAAACTGATGATAGCCTTGATAGCATCAACGCTACTGCGGCATCTGTGGTAAAATATGTGAGTCAGAAAGCTGGTATCGGTATCGGTGGTGGTAACATTCGTGCGATTGGTTCTCCCATTCGTAAGGGTGATGCTTTTCACACAGGCATCATTCCATTCTATAAGCATTTTCAATCTGCTGTTAAGTCATGTTCACAAGGTGGTGTCCGTGGTGGTGCCGCTACTATCTATTACCCGATCTGGCATCTTGAAGTTGAAGATATGCTAGTATTGAAGAACAATAAGGGTACAGAAGAAAATCGTGTCCGTCACATGGATTACGGTGTACAGTTCAATAAACTAATGTATGAGCGTTTGATCAGTGGTGGTGATATCACATTGTTCTCACCTAGTGATGTGCCAGGACTATTCGATGCATTCTTTGTGGATCAAGATAAGTTCCGTGAACTATATGAACGTGCAGAACGCAACACACGACTACGTAAGAAGGTTGTCAAAGCAAGTGATCTATTCAGTTCATTCATGGAAGAGCGTAAAAACACTGGTCGTATCTATCTACAGAACGTAGACAATGCTAACGATCATGGTAGCTTTATTGCTAGACTAGCACCTATTCGCCAGTCGAACTTATGTGCAGAGATTGATCTACCCACTAAGCCTCTTAAATCATTAGATGATCCAGAAGGTGAAATCTCATTGTGTACATTGAGTGCTATCAATTGGGGCAATATCAAATCACCCGCAGACTTCGAACGTGTATGTCGTTTAGCAGTACGTGGACTTGATGCACTGTTAAGCTATCAGAACTATCCTATTCTTGCCGCTCAACTGAGTACAGAAAAGCGTAGACCTCTTGGTGTTGGTATTATTAACTTTGCCTATTGGCTTGCTAAACATGATCTAACATATCAGAACATCGGTAGTGAAGGATTACAGTTAGTTGATGAGTGGGCAGAAGCATGGTCATATTACCTAATCAAAGCAAGTGCTGATCTAGCAACTGAATTTGGTGCACCTTCAGGTAACATGGAGACTAAATATGGACATGGCATTACGCCTAATCAGACTTATAAGAAAGACCTTGATGAGTTGATTCCACATGTTGAACGTATGGACTGGGTAACATTACGTGAACAGTTAAAGGATACAGGCATACGTAACAGTACATTGATGGCTCTTATGCCAGCTGAGACTTCAGCACAGATTGCTAACGCCACAAATGGTATTGAGCCACCTCGTTCGCTTATATCAGTAAAGCAATCTAAGCATGGTGTATTGAAGCAAGTTGTACCAGAGTACAAGCGTTTAAAGAACAAGTATGATCTTCTATGGGAACAAGAGTCACCAGAGGGATACTTGAAAATCATGGCAGTATTACAAAAATATATCGATCAGGGCATTAGTATCAACACTAGTTATAATCCCATTTTCTTTGAAGATGAGAAGATACCTATGAGTACTATGCTACAACACATGTTGATGTTCTACAAGTACGGCGGTAAGCAGTTGTACTATTTCAATACCAATGATGGTCAAGGTGAACTTGATGTCAGTAAGATGATGGGCGAATTGCCAGAACTAGAGCAGTCGGACATCGATGACGAAGATTGTGAGTCATGCAAGATATAGTACTTGACATGTCCTTCGGGGCATGTTATATTAACGAGATAGAACATATTTAGAGGGATATAGATGAGTGTTTTCGATACTGCTAACAAGGCAGACCACACTAAAGTTTTAGCGTTTTTCGATCCGACTGGTGGACCTACAATCCAGCGGTACGATACGTTAAAGTATAAAACGTTTGACAAACTGACTGAGAAGCAGTTAGGCTTTTTCTGGCGACCAGAAGAAGTAGATGTCACACAAGACAGTAAGGACTTTAGAGGACTTACCGAACATGAGCAACACATCTTTACGAGTAATCTAAAGCGACAGATATTACTTGATAGTGTTCAAGGTAGAGCGCCAGTTGAGGCATTCTCTCCTATCGTATCTTTACCAGAGATTGAGAACTGGATTCAAACTTGGACGTTCAGCGAAACTATCCACTCACGTTCTTACACACATATTATTCGTAACGTGTATAGTAATCCTAGTAAAATCTTTGATGAGATGATGGACGTTCAAGAGATTATGGACTGTGCAGGCGACATCTCTAAGTATTACGATGGTCTAATCACACAGAGCAGTTGGTACAATCTATTAGGTGTAGGCACACATACAGTAAATGGTGAAGAAGTTGTTGTTGATCTGTATGAATTGAAGAAGCTATTATGGCTTACATTGATGAGCGTTAATATCCTCGAAGGTGTTCGTTTCTATGTATCATTCGCTTGTTCGTGGGCATTCGCTGAACTGAAGAAGATGGAAGGCAATGCTAAGATTATCAAACTGATTGCACGAGATGAGAACTTACACTTAGCGTCTACGCAGATGTTACTGAAAGTCCTTAAGCAAGATGATCCAGACTTTATCAAGATCGCAGAAGAGACTGAGGATGAATGTATCCAGATGTTTATTGACGCAGTAGATCAAGAGAAAGCATGGGCAGAGTATCTGTTCAAAGATGGTTCAATGATTGGTCTCAACACTGAGTTACTGTCTAACTATATCGAGTTTATCTGTCAACGTAGAATGATGAACGTTGGTCTTAAGTGTCCATATGCTAAGACAAGTAACCCATTGCCATGGACTGAGAAGTGGATCAGTGGAGCAGAAGTTCAAGTTGCACCGCAAGAAACTGAGATC